GTACTAGCGTCGACATCTTCACATTCTTTTTTCTCTTTGTTAGTGTCTTTGTCTTTGTCTTTTTCTTCGTCTTTTTCTTCGTGTCCTTCACAATCTTCACCACAATTTGAACACTCATCATTTGAAGTATGAGATGTTCTTGAAGAACACGTAGACCCAGATTTAAATGTGGATATTGTTACCGTTTTAGGTTTATCATTTTCAGAATAATTACAAAATTCAGCTGAATTTGTAATATCTACCAAATCAATTGAAAACTCCTTCAAATCATTCAATGTTAAATGACCGTCATTCAATATGGTTTCATCTATGAATAAATCTTCAAATATGTCATCGTGTATAGATTTCGCAGATAATGTTGGTTTATTAGTCGATGAATGATCTATTTTTAAAGGGACTTGTGGACTATTCTCAAAAACGGATTGATTCTCCAATAAATGACTATATTCTTCCACTTGAAAATTCACATTTTTATTTTTGTTGAAAAAATCAGAATCACATAGATATTCTAAATCGTCGATAATATTCAGTTTAAAATCGTTTTTAATTGCCAAAAAAGACCCATAAAAATCGACTCCGTGGATAAAATTATATTTATGTATTAATAAGCTAGACAAAAACGAAAAAAACCCATCAACATACGCAGAATTATTTATTTCTATAAATTTTGGATGAATTTCTGACGCGTTTAACTCATATGTTGGCAATTTCAATAATTTGGGGTCTGTAATATCATATTTTCCAACTAAATATTTAAATGGATCTAATAATGGTGCCATTTTGAAAAATATTTCCTTCCCCTTGATTTTATTCGTATTTTTATTTTTAATGGAGCAATTATACACATTTTTATTATCATCTATCCCGCTCTTAATATCATTAATAAACCACGTATTATTAAGGTTAATTGAGTTGTAATTTGTTACGTTCAATGAGAAGAATCTGTTATAAATAGGAACATAATTTTGGACATCTGAGAGAAAAGTCAGATCAGGCATTTGAAAGGTTCTTAATAATTCGACATTCTTCCTCTTTTCGTAGTTAATTTGAAGACACGGCGTTTCCATTAGTCAAATAATATATAAATTATATTGGTTTTAAACTTGTTTCTCCTTAATAATACAATTTACATAAAAATAATATTTACAATATCATTTAAAAATATTATGTTATATATTATCAGCGTATATGAATAACTCGGCGACCATTGATGAACTTTTACATAAAATAAAAATGTTAGAAGAGAGAAATGCTGTGTTGGAAAACGATTTATGTGAGACCAAAGAGCATCTCAAAAAATATACAGCGCCGTCGCGCGCGAAAAAATATTACGAAACACATAAAGAAACTATACAAAATCGTGTAAAAGAACATCCAACTCATCCAAACAAAAAAAAAGAATATAATAAAAATTATTATTTGCGAAAAAAATTGAAGGAATCTGATAATAATGAGGTTATGTAATATTAAGAAGAACTACGTAAAACAACTTAAATTTATAATCTTTAGTAATATATTATATGACTATTTGTAAAAATGGTGATTGTGGAAAATTGGCATATTTTAATTATAAAAATTTACGAGCAGAGTTTTGTGTAACTCATAAAGAAACTGAGATGGTTGATGTAAGAAATCCCAAATGTTTTTGTGGAAAGGTTCAACCTAGATGGAACTTTGAAGGGTTACGAGCTAGATTTTGCAAAGACTGTAAAAGTGATGGTATGATAGAGCCTAATAGGAAATTATGTAAATGTGGTGTAAGACCGACATTTAATTTAATCGGGTTAAAAGCTGAATATTGTAATTCATGTAAAACGGATGAAATGGTAAATGTATCAGATAAACGATGTTTTTGTGGTAAATTGACAAGTCCGTGTTTTAATTATTTCGGGTTAGTTGGAAAATATTGTTTTGATTGTAAATTACCAGATATGGTTGATGTTAGAAATTTAAGATGTGAATGTGGAAAATCAAAAGCTGGATTTAATTTTGATGGGCTTAATCCCGTGTTTTGTTCCATCTGTAAGTTAGATGGAATGATTGATGTTATACATAAAAAATGTAATTGTGGAAAAAATCAACCAAATTTTAATTATAATGGATTACAACCAGAATATTGTTCCATGTGTAAGTTAGATGGAATGATAAATGTTAAACATCATTTATGTAATTGTGGAAAGGCACAACCTACATATAATTATGAAGGGTTAATAGCACAATATTGTTCAAAATGTAAAACAGATGATATGACCGATGTTAAACATCTAAAATGTAAAACAAGTATGTGTAATACACGTGTTCAAGAAAAATATGAAGGATATTGTTTCAGATGTTTTATTTACACTTTTCCAGATAAACCTATATCTAAAAACTATAAAACCAAAGAATTTTCGGTTGTGGAGTATATTACCAATGAAATTCCAGACTGTACTTGGATAAAAGATAAGATTGTTCAAAATGGTTGTTCAAAGAAAAGACCAGATTTATTATTGGATTTAGGATATCAAATAATAATAGTAGAAATTGATGAAAATCAGCATAAAAAATACGGCGATTCTTGCGATAACAAACGACTAATGATATTATCGCAAGATTTAGGACATAGACCTATTATATTTATTCGTTTTAATCCAGATGATTATATAAATCAACAAGGAGATAAAATAAATTCGTGCTGGAGTATTACTAAAAAAACAGGAATGATTAAAATCGGAAATAATAAAGAATGGATGGAACGTTTAACTATGTTAAAAACCCAAATAGAATATTGGATAAATACCGAAAATAAAACGAATAAATTAGTTGAAGTCATTCAATTATATTATGACCAAAATATATAAAATTTGGATGAAAATATAGGCGTTTTAAGCGCGGTGGAAGCCGAAGTTTTCTGATTATATCCCATAGACTTTAGTCGAAGGAATATGCGTATATATATAATTTATAAAAAGATTATATATATTAAAATAAAATGAGTCTAGAACTCAGAAAATTTGATATGAAAACTATTAGCTTTAAGCCTAACGAATCCAATGGTCCTGTGTGCGTTTTAATTGGTAAACGGAACACTGGTAAGACATTTCTTGTAAAAGACCTTCTCTATTATCATCAGGATATTCCAATCGGAGTTGTAATTGCTGGCACTGAAGAAGGAAATGGGTTTTACGGCAAATTAGTACCAAAATTATTTATTCATAATGAATATAATACAGCAATTATAGAAAATATATTAAAACGTCAAAAGTCAGTATTAAAACAGATAAAAAAAGAGATGGAAGCATTTAAGCGCAGTACAATTGATCCAAGAGCCTTTGTAATTCTGGATGATTGTTTATATGATGGTTCTTGGACTCGCGATAAAATGATGCGACTTTTATTTATGAACGGTGAATGTTTGCCGTAGTCATTCCAAAAGAATGGCTAGTGAATATGTTATTTTTTTAACGTATTTGCAACACATCCAAATTGCGGAGACCTCTCGTAGGTTTATACTACTAAATTATGATAGAAATATTATAATGGCTTATGTTAATCACATAAGGTATAGTAAAAAGGTATAAAATAGAGACAACCCGCAGCTAGTCACCTAAGTCCATTATGATAAGGATATGGTGGCAGTTCAACGACTAAATGCCTGTGGGCTGGAGACGTTTAATCAACGTCGATGAAAGCTTAAAATATAGTCTAATCCCATCCGAGAGGATGTTATGCCCATTTAAAAAGCATAGATTTTATGATATTAGGAAGAAATACCTAATTGAAAATGGTATCCAATGAGACATTGGAAAATAATGTTAATCATCACGATGCAATACCCGTTGGGAATTCCCCCAACTCTTCGTACTAATATAGATTATGTTTTTTTACTAAGAGAACCATACATAGCAAATAGAAAACGTATTTATGAGAATTATGCTGGTATGTTTCCAACATTTGAATCTTTTTGTCAGGTGATGGATCAATGCACTGAAAATTATGAGTGTTTAGTAATAAATAATGGATCGAAATCGAATAAATTAACGGACCAAGTATTTTGGTATAAAGCAGATTCACATAATGACTTCAAATTGGGATCAAAAGAGTTCTGGGAATTGTCAAAAGATATAAATTCTGACGAGGAAGATGAGAAGTACGACCCGAACAATACCAAAAAACGAGGACAAGGACAAAAAATTAGTGTCAAAAAGACAAAATGGTAAAAAAATAATAAAATTTATAATTATTTTCATATAATTATAAATTAATCAGTCAGAATACTCCACTAGCGTTTCGTTCCGTGACATCCCCTATTCAATCTTGTTCTTACTAGCAAAAGGACCGCTAATAAGTTCGCTCTGTCCATTATCTGTCTTCCCCACAATAATGTTCTCACCTTCAAACAACTCCGCGCGAATATCCGCAGCAGAAATAGTGTCATTGGTTTTCAAAGAAGATTCTTGTGTGTTCACGTTATTCACACTAATTAAATTGCCGTGCTCATCGATGCTTTGGGTCAATGTGGCTCCCGTTTTTTCAGCGAGTTTAATATTCTCTTCAATTGCGTTTTTCTTGGTTTCCTTGACACGCTGGTCAAACGCGGACTTGGCGAATGCCTCATTCTTGGTCTTCTCGTGCATAAGTTGATTGAGCTCATCCTCAATATATTCGACGCGTCCCGTCTTATAGGCCTCGGGTTCCCACGGCATCCACAAACCGACAGGTCCGACAAAAACATCGTGATTCGGGTCAAGTTCTCTAAGCATTTTACATCTCAACTCGGCTTCTTCTAATGTAGGATAAACACCTCGCACCTTTAATCCACGGGTTGATGTCTGGAAACTATGTTTCACATTAAATGCGTTTTCAAGATCCTCTTCATTTTTATCCATAAATGTTTTGAAATCGTCTTCCATATTCGATTTCGCCAAAAGGTCTTGTTCCTCTTTAATAAACTCTTGGTAATCTTTAGTAATATCATCAAATGACATTTTGTATTTATAAGAAACAAAACTTAAAAATTGAACAAATTTTTCCATACTCTTTGAAAATTCCCACTTCTTTAGGAACTCTTCAAAAAAGAAAACCTCCTTTTGCTTTATAATTTTTTCTGGTGAAACAAAAGAAATACACGTGAATTTTTGTCCAGCGACAGGTTTATCCTCCTCTAACAAATCAACATATTTCGGATTTGCTGTGCCTGTGCTAGTTGTTTTGTTTTCATATTTAGAAGAAGACGGGGTTTGTTCTTTTGATTGTACGACCATTTTATATTTTAGGGGATTTAATTTTAAGTTTTTTATCGCATTATATATATTATTTTTATTTTTGATTATTTGATAATATTTTTTTCTTAATTATTAATATAGGAAATGTTTGATACAGTTGAGCTTTTTAAGAGAATCATTAAATATTTGGTGGAAGGTTTAATGGTTGCAATTGCTGC